GACTGAAAAATAAAGGTAGAGATATTTATTATAACTTACCTTCCAATAAAAAGAAAGTTCTTACCGTACCATTCGGAGAAAATCATATTTACATATTAGCGTCTTATCTTCAGACAGATGAAGGACTAGAGGTCTTACGACTACTAGAGAATCACGTTAATTAAATTAATAAGGGAGCTAAGTGCTCCCTTTTTTTATTTATATATTATTGGCACTTTTTATAGTTTGCTGCCAATAATTAATTTTTAGACCACAAATGTACAACATATTTTTTCACTATCTTTGTAAAAAGTTTTATAAATGATAAATTCGGTTAGAAACACTGTATTGTCTGTGGTTAATAAGAATAACTTTGGGTATATTACACCTGAAGATTTTAACTTATACGCTAAACAGGCTCAGTTAGATATATTTGAGAACTACTTTTACCAGTATAATAATTGGGTAGTTAAACAGAATGCTAGAATGTCTGGAAGTGGATATTCTGATTTAGTAAAATCATTAGAAGAAACGATTGATATATTTTCAACAACAGCTACGTTGGCCTATGATTTACCATCTGGAACGTTTGATATACCTACTGATTATTACTACTTAAATTCTATTAGATACAATAATACAAAGGAGATAGATAGAGTTACTCAAGATAAGTTGATGTATTTATTATCATCAAATCTTACAAGTCCATCTACTATGTTCCCTGTGTACTCTATGGAAGGTGCTTCATTGACAATATATCCAGACAGCATCGACTCGTTAGTAAGTGCTCAGTATGTTAGAATGCCAAAGGATCCAAAGTGGACTTATTATCAATTAATGTCAGGTGGCGCTCCATTATTTAATCAAACAGATCCTCTTTACCAAGACTTTGAGATACCATACTCTGACGAACCTTTATTGGTAGCTAAAATACTACAATACGCAGGTATATCTATTAGAGAGGCTGATGTGTATGCGTTTGCTACTTCGGAAGAAACTACTAACAAACAAACAGAGGGATAATATGGCTTACTTAAACGGTTATCAATACTATGAAAATTCTGGTAATAATCCTGAGAATGAAAACTGGGGTTCTTACCAATACATATCATTATCTGACCTAGTAAACAACTTTATGTTGATGTATGTTGGAAATGACAAATTAATAAACAATGTTAGTAAATATAATATCTTATTCCATGCCAAGCGTGGTATTCAAGAGATAAATTATGATGCATTAAAGGAGATAAAGATTCTTGAGATTAGTATTTGTGACGATTTAAAATTCGTTTTACCAAACAATTACGTTAACTATGTTAGGATGTCGCTATATAAGAACGGAATACTTAGGCCTCTTTCTGAAAATATACAGGCGAATTATAGTAATAGTTATTTACAAGATAATAACTGTAGAGTATTATTTGACCAGAATGGCGATGTTTTAGAGGGTACGTCCATATTGGATTATGACAGAATTAATGATCAGGTAAGAACAATCTATCTAGGAGAGGGTAAATTCTCTGGTAGAGAGGGATATAATATTGATGGAAGATGGTACTTTGATTATAATGTTGGCTCTCGTTTTGGTTTAAATACAGAGACAGCAAACTCAAATCCTACATATAGAATAGACAAGCAATCAGGAGTAATTAATTTTAGTTCTGGAATGGCTGGAGAGTTATGTATTTTAGAGTATATATCTGATGGTATGGAAGGTGGAGATGATGCTGATGTTCAGGTAAATAAACTTGCTGAAGAGTTTATGTATGCGTATATAAGATATGCTATATTAAATAACAAAACAGGAGTACAGGAATATATTGTACAACGTGCTAAGAAGGATAAAACAGCCCTTTTAAGAAACGCAAAAATAAGATTGAGTAATATGCATCCTGGAAGATTATTGATGAATCTGAGAGGTAAAGACAAATGGATAAAATAGTATGGCAAACCAATCTGATATTAATGGCGGCATTGAAGTAAATTTCTTAGCTGGTAAAATGAATAAAGATTTTGACGAGAGGATTGTTCCTCCTGGTCAATATATTGACGCATTAAACATTAGAATTGGCTCAAGCGAAGGAAATAGCGTTGGAGCATTAGAAAATTCTAAGGGAAATACTCAACTTACAGATATTAGGTACCTAAGTGAAAACGCTAGATGTATTGGATCGTATGAGGATGGTTCTAATGAAACATTGTACTGGTTTATATGTGATCCAGGTAATGTAGATATGATTTTATCTTACAATACCAATAATAATGTAGTTATATACCACGTAGTTTCTACAACAGTTTTAAACTTTAGTTTAGATTACCTTATAAATGGCATAAATAAGGTTGATGATTTATTATTTTGGACCGATAATTTAAATCCTCCAAGAAAGATAAATGTAACAAGGAGTTATTCACAGCCTATATTAGCTGTTGACCAAATAACCGAGGACGATATCTCTGTTATTGTAGCACCTCCATTAGAAGCTCCTTCGTTACAACTTTATAATCAATCTGGAGAAGAAAATTATATAACCGAAAGATTTATATCATTCAGCTATAGATATAAATATAAAGATAATGAGTACAGTGCCTTATCGCAATTTAGTGAGATAGCATTTGAACCAGGAAACTTTGAGCTTGATTATTCTACCTATACTAATAAAGCAATGCAGAATATATTTAATTCTGTAAATGTTTCATTTGATACTGGAAACAAACACGTAATTGGTATTGATTTATGTTTTAAATTGTCTGATTCAAATATTATAAATGTAATTGAAAGGTACAAGAAATCTGAACAAGGATGGTCAGACAATGTAACTGAGACAATATCGTTTAATAATAGAAAAATATACACAACCCTTACTGAGAGTGAGTTACTAAGACTATATGATAATGTTCCAAGAACAGCTAAGTCTCAAACTACAATGGGGAATAGATTGATTTATGGAAATTATGTTGATGGATATGATATTGATTATCCATTGGATTATTCTTTAGACGTTATTAGTGAAAATATAAGTTATTTAGAACTTCCTTATGATTTAAATGATGGGTCTACATATTCTATAGATCCAACTGAATCTGTCATATCTAATAATTCTACTGTAACTATTGATTTAGACGGAGTTGATTTAGTAGAAGGTTCATTATTTTCAATGTCATTTTCTTTACAACATGAAATTTTTTCTGGATATGCAGATTATGATAATCCTCCAGATTCACCTGCTCCATATAATGAATTTCAGTATGACTTTATATTTACATTAAGAAGAAATTATACTAGTGTATATGATTTAGCTACAAGCACTGAGTTTGTAAATGCTATATATACTCATCAACCATTTGGAGAGCCTGGAACATCTCTTACGGATATGTTTAATAACGCTCTTGTTGCTAAGGGAGTATTTCCTCCATTTACAGAGTCTTGGGATAAAGTTGGTACAGGTATAGTTGGTATTGATGGTGGTTTTACAATTACCGCAACTCCTTCTGGAACTACAATAACTATTCAATCTCCAGCCATTGAGTTTAAAATAGAAGATCCTGATAACTTAGGAACTTATTTTTATGCTTATGAGTATTTTAATAATTCTACATTTTTAACATCATTTTCTAAGGTAGGAGCTAGACAAAGTTTGCATAGTAATAGAGATTATGAAGTTGCTATAGTCTATATGGATGAATACAATAGAAGTTCTACCGCATTGGTAGATACATTTAATACTGTATTTATACCAGCTTCTGCTTCCGAAACTAAGAATAATATTAGAGCCAACGTATTTAATTTAGCTCCTGAATGGGCTACAAGGTATAAGTTTGTAGTTAAGCCGTCTAAGTCTACTTATCAGATAGTATATTCTAATCAGTTTTATGTTGAAGATACTGGTCTAACTTGGTTTAAATTAGAAGGAGACAATAGAAGTAAGGTTCAAGATAATTCAGTACTTATAGTAAAATCAGATACCGATGGGGTTTTAGATACATTAGTAAAAACTAAGGTGCTAGAACTTAAATCGCAGCCTATTGATTTTATTACTGGAAATAAAAATCAAAATGGAGAGATTATAGAAGAGCCAGCTGGATTATATATGGCCTTAAAGTGTTCTAATTTTAATGCTGAATATAAGCCAAATAGCTATGTTGATTTTGGAGAAAAGAAGACTGGTATAACTACTCTTTATCCTTGTAGTATTGATAATCCAGAATTCGATCCGCTATTAACTCCTGGGCCATTAAACACTCCTTACATACCATACAGTGTTCCTGCTGGAAGTAGAATTAAGTTTTATATCGATATAAATAGAAAAGGTAGTGGAAGTCAATGTGGTTCAAGTCATTATATATTTGAAAAAACATTTACGTCGTCGCAGGACTATGATAATTTATATGAGTTTGTACAGGGAGATAATATTGATTTTGGATCTGGAGAATATAGTGGTGGCGAAGAGCCTAATGATAATGATCAAACTCATTCTTTAGAGCCGTTTGTTAACTGTCCTGTAGATTCATTTAGTGGATATTCTTGTCATTTACCATTTATTCAAAATCATAATCAATATCAATTTCAAATCAATGAAGATACTGGTGAATTATGGTTAGTGGTTACATCTGGAACTCCGTCTTGTTTTTCTGGAAGTTCTTCTAGAGTAGCATTACACATCACAGCACAAAGAGCCACTTCTTTATTGGTATTCGAAACTGAGGCTGAAGATGCTGATGGGGAGATATACTATGAAGGAAGTGATAATTTTACTATTATAAATGGATTACATTCTGGAAATATTTCTAATCAAACATCTATATCTCCAGCAGTAGTTGACTTGAACTTCTTTAACTGTTTTACATTTGGTAATGGAGTTGAGAGTTATAAGATAAATGATTCTCTTATAGGTTCTCCTTTCTATTTAGGAAGCAGAGTTACTGCTGTATCTCAAGAAGAGTTCAAGAAAGCCGACAGATATGCTGGGCTTACATACAGTGGAATATATAATTCTGAAACAAATTTAAATAAGCTAAATGAATTTAACCTTGCCCTTTCTAACTGGAAGGACTGTGAGAAGTCATTTGGACCAATTAATAAATTATTTGCTCGTAAGACTGACCTACTTGTGTTGCAAGAGGATAAGATATCTTATGTACTAGCTGGCAAGAACTTACTTTCTGATGCTGCCGCTGGCGGTACTATTACTTCTATTCCTGAAGTTCTTGGAACTCAGATGTCTAGAGTTGAGAATTATGGTATTAGTAATAATCCTGAGAGTTTTGCATCTCGTGGAAGCGAAGTATTCTTTACCGATGCCAAGCGTAATGCTGTACTTAATTTAAAAGGAAGTTCTGGAGCTAATGCTCAAAGTTATGCTGGAGAAGAACTAGAGGTTATATCTAGTTTTGGACTAAAGAACTGGTTTAGAGATGAGTTTAAGTCTACATTTAATAATCAAAAGGTCGGTGGATTTGATCCATATATGAACGAGTATGTTCTTTCAACTAATAATCAATCATTACCAGTTGCTCCTGATGTTTACAAATGTAACAGTACTATATCTAGACAATTAGTAAATGATACTTATACCTATGATGTAGAAGTAGGAGGTGTTATAGGTGAATTGAGTGTTGGATATGAGTTTATAGAAGGGTCTGCTAATTTATCTGTAATTTATGACGGAGTAGAGGTTATAAGCGAAGTAGTTACTGGAAGTGGATTGGTTAATTTTTATAAGGATTCATTACATCCAGATACAATAACTGTTATAGTAGAATGTTTAGAGTTATCTTCGTACTTAATACTTACAAAGTGTCCTTATGAATCTCCTATATCTGTAATAAATATAACTTATAATTCTCCAATAGCAGCAGATCAAACTATTCATAATAATTTTAATTGGTCTTTAGGTACTTTTAATAGCGTATATAATGTTGATTTTGTGATATTAGAGGTTGATGGAGTTTCTTTATACAACGAAATATCAGGTATGCCATCTGTAGGTGTTATTCCAGCTATTGGAAGTACTGTTAAAATGCAATCTAACAAGCTTTCTAGCGATGATTTTATATTTGATGAAACTAGATACTCATTTAAATATTTAGTGTCTAATACGCTTTATTCTGAAGGAGACGCTAATATTATAACACCGCTATTAACAACCTGTTCACCTATATTAAATCCAGCAACTGGAAGATATGAATCTTCATTTGTATATGAGAATCCATTAGGTGCTCAATACCTGTATATGGTATGGGATTATAGAGAACCTGATTATTCAGCATTAGATTATTCACCAAGTGATTATAAAACAACTTTTTAAAACTATAAAAAATGAATTATACAGAAGTATTAGATTTAATAAATACAAACTTAGCAAGTGCGTCAAACATTACAGCTGCTGAACACAGAGAGGTAGAAATTGCACTGCTTAATTACGGAAAAACTCTAAACAATTATGTTGGATATATTACTGGAGTTAATTTACCAGTGGGCGATGGAGTATCTTTAACTGTTAGTGGAGATATTACTAGCGCTGTTGGAACTGCAAGTAGTGGTGTTTTAATTACACTTACCGACGCTATGCCATCTACTAATTACTATGTTAAGTCTTACATAGAAAGTCTTGGAACGTATGCTGCTGATACAGAAATTAGAAGAGAATCTTTTCGAAAAATATCTACCACTCAGTTCTATTACATTCAATCAGAAACAAATAGCCAATCACAGAACTTAAGAGTTCATTTTGAAGTAATTTCATTGGACTAAATGGAAAACACACTAGCATTCAGCAACGACAGTCGAGGATGGACCTCATTCTTCTCTTATATACCAGAGAATATGATTGGTATGAACTCTTATTTTTATTCGTTTAAAAATGGAAACTTATATCGTCATAATACCAACGAAACAAGAAATAAGTTTTATAATGTACAGTATACATCTAAGATAACGACTGTATTTAATGTAGATCAGGGATCTGTTAAGAATTTTAATACCATATCATTAAATAGCGAGGACAGTTGGAACTGTAATATACTTACTGATTTATCCACTGGATTTATTGATCAGTCATATTTCGAATTAAAGGAGGGTGATTATTTTGCTTATATAAGAAGTAACGAAAATACTCAAGATTTAAACTTGCGTTCAACTCAGGGTATAGGTGTTCCAGTATCTATAAATAGCACTGTTCCAGCTGCCGTGGTAGTTACATTTGAATATGATCTAGGTAGTATAATAACTATTGGAGCTAACGCGTATAAAAACAATGCTGGAGTTCCTTTGAAGCTAGGTAAGATAATAAATAAAGGAGATAAAACGATAACAATAAACACAACTGGCGGTGGTAATATACCATTGGTAACAGACTTTATATTTTATTTCCAAAACTCAATTGCAGAATCTTATGGTGTTCGTGGATACTATATGCAGATTGAATTAGAGAATGATAATACATCAAGGGTAGAGATGTTTTCTATAGGAAGTAACATATTCAAAAGTTATCCTTAAATTTAGTATCTTTGTACGATGCACGAGTGTAGGTTAGAGAATAGAGATACTTACTATGAAACACTAGTAAAATGGTGGGTAAGATGGGATTTCCCAATACTTGAAAAGACATCGTTGCCACATAGAATATTCGTGGTTAGTGCAGAAGGAATTGATTTGTATGCGGTTCCAGTTTACGTTAGTGATTCGGCCTGGTGCTGGATTGGGTTTATAACTGGTAATAAAGATGCGCAGAAGAAGTATAGAAAGAATGCTCTAAATTTTTTGCTTTATAATACAGAGCAGTACATGAAGAGCATAGGATACGACCTTATTATGACAGTAAGTGGTAATCCAATTTTAAAGAAACTATTTGAAGATGCAAATTACATATCATCTTCTAAAAACATTGTTGAATATATAAAAAAGATATAATATGGGAGCAGCAGCAGGGGCTACAGGTGGATTAGCAGGAGCAGCATCATTAGCAACACCATACGTAAATATGGGTTTAGGCGCGTTAAATATATTTACTGATTTAGCGCAGGCTGGAAAACAGGAAGACGCAGCTAAGGCAGCTCAAAGAACAGTAGAGACCGCTGCTAGAGAGCAAGAAAGATTATTAAGCCAAGACTTCTTTAAGGGGTTACAAATGCCTATGGAGGCCTATGGAAGAGCTGCTAGAGAGACTACCTCTCAGGTAGGTCAATTGGTTGGAGCATTACAAGAAGGAGATCCTAGGTTCTTACCTGGAGGAGTTGGTAAGGTTGCCGCTGCTGGTATTGCAGGAGAGGCTGAGACTAGAGACGCAATGGCTCAAGAAATATATAAAAGAGAACTTGCTCAAGCACAATCTGCTACAAATGTAAATACAAATTTAGCTAAATTAGAAGAGCAAAGATTGGCTGGAGCACAAAAAGCTGCCGCTGAAGCAAGAGCTGCCGAATTAGGACTATACTCAGGCGCTGCTCAGGCAGGTGCTGGTATATTAAATACTGGTCTTGGAATGATATCTCCTTTTGGAGCTGCTAAAACAACTCAACCTACTGGACCTAATCCTAGTTTTCAATCTCCAATAAGTGAAAGATATGGTAATTATTACCAACAAAATCAACCGTTAATGACTACACCTGCCACAAATCCTTTTGGACCTCTACCAGCTCCTAATATGGATTGGCTTAGCTCTTTAAATTTAAACGGAATAAGATAACAAATAAATAATTATGCCAGAATATAGAGGAATAGTTAACCCAGCAGAAGTAAAGGCAACCCCAGTATTTGATTGGGGTACTGTTATACAGGGTGTTCAGAAATCATTAACTGATAGCGAGGCCGCTAGACAGGCTAGTAGAGATAAACTAGAGAAGGATACCAATGATACCCTTACAGCTATTGGAAAGGTTACTCTAGGTAAAGATGAGGCTTTAAATACTAAACTTACAGAGGCGGCATATAATTTCAAGGGTGCTGTTGGTGATTATGCTAAACTAGTTCGTGAGGGAAAGGCTTCTCAGAAAGACTTCAATATGTTTAATCAGAACGCAATGGATACCTTTAATCAGATTGATGCTGTAGGTAAGAATGCTAAGGCGGCATACGAAACATATGTTGCAGAAAATAAAGCTGGAAACTTATCAGCTGCTTCTGACTATATGGCACAAACATTAGGACTTGCCGCTTCTTTGAAGGATAAGAACATTATACTAGATCCTAAGAGCGGTAGAGGATTTATTGCTGGTAAAGATCCAAATGATGTGATTGAAGTAAATTGGCTTAATAATGAAAGAAACTTACTCATACCAAAAGTACAACTTGATAAAGAACTTGATGCTCAGGCAAAAGAAATAGCTGCGTTTACAAGAGTTGGAAGAGTTGGTGCTGGTGGAATTTGGACTATAGATGACGCTACTGCTCGTAAAGACTTTGATTTATTTGAGAATAATGTGGCTAATGGCCTTACAAGTAATCCATTAAGCGCGTTATCTGTTTTGACTGATTATGGAGACATAAAGGGACAGAGATATACTCCAACAATAAATGCGGATGAGGCCAAGAAAGATCCATCTAAAATATTTGTACAGTTAAATGCATCTGGAAATCCAGAGCCTGTATTAACTAAAGAACAGGATGCGGCAGCTAAAGAAACTGCAAAGAGATACTTAAGAGAGAGATTGAAGTACGAGCAAAAACAGGTCGAGGAAACTTATAGAGCACCAGTGTTTGCACCAGATAGAGGAGATGGTAAACCTGCTCCAGTAGTGCCAACTACTCAAGATATAAGATATACCACGTCAACTGAAGTTGGAGGAAAGAAGACCTCAAGGTCTGGATTTACAATGGATGTGCCAGTAATCGATAAGTCAACTGGAGCTGCTCAGAATCTTAAGGCTATCTATATTGATCCAGTAACTAATGAGTTACAGATGAAAATAGAGGAGAAAAATGTAGTTGACGGAGTTACTACTGTAGCTGACGTTACTTATTCTAGCAAGAAAACAAAAGATAGTGAGGGAAAAGATGTAGCACCAGATATTTCAAAAATATCTAACGTAGCTACTCAGATATACGATCCGAAAAGAAGAAGATACTTAAGCGGATACCAAGAACTTTATGATTATCTTAAGCCACAAGCAGTAGCTAATTGGAGGGCTATACAGAAGGGTGGTAATGTAAGTGAGGGTGGATTCGATGCGGATGCGTACTATAATCAACAAACAAAGAAAAAATAATGGACGAGGAATTAAGAAATCTAATAGAAGGTGCTAAAAGACAAGGCGCTAGTGATAATGATGTAAAGAGAATTATAGACCTTTATATTGCTGACTCAAAAAAAAAAGTAGTTACTCAGCCTACTGCTCCAAAAAAGCAGTTGGTTTCTCCTACACAAACTCAACCTACTCCTATTTTATCGGATACAGAAGAAACTCAACCTCCTGTGGAATCGGATGGTTTAGGTGGACCGCCTAAAATGAAAACATTTACTGGATTTACACCTGAAGAACAACAAACTCTTCAGGCTAAACCTGTTCCTAAAATATCCAAATCAGCTTCGTTAATAGGTAAAAAACTTACACTTCAAAAAGAATTATCTACTGCCAAAGTTACTCCAGAAAATCAAGAAGAAATATTAAGAAAAACTGATGAACTTGCAAATATAATTAAAGAACAAGATAGACTTAGTCAAATTAATTTTTCTAAGTTAGATTCAGAAATGAATATTGCTGCTGCTAGATATGAAGCCAAAGAGATAGCTAAAGTTAGATTGAATGACGCTCTTACAAATACTGGTGTATGGAATAATGTAAAGGCAGCGTCTTTAAATATATATAATAAAGCAGTTGAAGAAGTTTCCGCAATTACAGACGAGCCTGGCATAAAGGAGTTTAAAGCTGATTTAGATCCATTATCTGACGAAAAGAAACAGATAATAAAGGACGCAGCTAAGAATAAAATTGAACTTAGTGATGTTGAGGTAGAAGAACGTGCAAAGGAATTATATATAGATAAACAATCTGCCCTTATTGTTACTGATAATTTAAATTCATTTTTAGATAATCTTGATGAAAAAGATCAAAATCTATTAAAACAAAATAGAAGAAATAGAGGCGAGCATTTACAGGAAAGTAATGTAAAGGAAGAAAAAGTTATAAATGCTTACGAAGTAATAGCAAATAAAAAAATAAACGAATATAAGGCTATAGAGCAAGAGCTTTTTAAGTATAAGAATAATAATCAACCTCTTCCAAGGAACATGTACGATGCATACGTTTCTTTAGGTAATGAGATAGTTGGTATTGGAAATAGTATACAAAAAAGACAGTCTATAATAGATAACAATAGAGAAGATCTAGGTAACGTAAGACAAGAGTTTGATCTGTTAAAGAGAAGATATGGAGATATAGATAATGCAGTTACTAATATTGGATTAGGAGGTACTAAAATATTGAATGGTATACTTGGATTTACTAATTATGCTGCTAAATTTGCAGGTGGTGCTCAAGGTCAAATATATTCATTAGCTGGTCAACAAGTTACAGATAAAATAAGTGACTACATAGTTGATGAAGAAAGTCAGTTAAGAAAAACTGTTGAAAGTATTGAGAGTCCTGAAGGATTTGTAAATTATGTTTCAGATATTATATCTAAACAGATACCAAACTTGGTCGCTACATCTACTGGTATTGGTGGATTAGGAGTTATAGGAGTATCTTCTACTGGTGAAAAATATACAGAAATGACAAGAGAAGTTCTTGAAGGTAAGGCTACCTATTCTCCATTACAGATGGCAGTGGCTCCAGCTCTTTGGGGATCTGCTGAGGTAATATCTGAAATACCTACAGCATCTATATTATTTAAAGGAAAAAGACTTATTGATGCTATTGTAAAAAATGAAGGTGATTTAATAAAAAAATCAGTAAAAGAAAAAGCTAAAGAATGGGCTAAAGACTGGTCTGTAGATATGGGTAAAGAAGTAACTGGAGAAGAGTTTACTAATTTTACACAAAACTTTACTAATAAATACATATTAGGCAAGAAAGATGTTGGTTTATTAGATAATGCTGGAACTGTTCTAAAAGACACGTTTACACTTACAAATATATTAAAAGCAGCTCCACATATTGCTGGAGCCACTGCCATCTGTAATGGAGAATAGGTAGCCTTACCTT